GACTGGCATCTGCGGCGAAACCTCCGATCAAGCGAACACCAGGTTGCCGTGCTGGGCCTGTTGGACGAGCTTGCGGGTGTTTTTGGCCGTCTCCTCGCCGGCCCGGGCAGCACGCTCCAGGGGGCCGCCGGTTCCCAGGCCGGCCGCGGCCAGTGGGTTGAAGGTCCCGGTGACGCTGATGGATCGCCGGGCAAGGCCCTCGAAGTCGAACCCTTCCAGGTCGCCGACGCGCTCCGGGCCGGCGGTCTGGGGGATCTCTGCCCGTTTGCGGGCCGCCTCGTCGAGGGCCTCTTGCCACTGGCGCTTGGCCTCGGCAACCGCATCTTCGGCCGCCTTGAGGTCCGCGTCGTACTGCCGCCGGCGCTCCACGTGCCTGCGCTGGCGCTCGTCTTCCAAGGCATCGAGCGTGCCGCGCTCTTCCTCGTCGATCGCCTGGCGCTTGGCCTGCCGGGTGGTTTCGATGTCGCGGAGCTGCTGCTGGGTGGCTTGCTCCCGCCCGCGCTGTTCCCGCGCGAAATCCTCGTCGAGAATCCGCATCGCGGCCTCGGCATCGACGCTCTCGTCGAACATCGCCATGAGCTGGACGAACTTCTTGGCGATCCAGTTCTGGGCCGTGCGCCAGCCGGTGACCAGGTGATGGGTGAACGTGGTCCATGCTTTCGACATGAAGGCCACGGTCTCGACCCAGGCGGTTTGCAGTCCGGCCCAGGCCGACGTGAGAATCTTCGCCGTGCCGTAGACCGCCTCGGTGGCCACGGCCATGAAGGCTTCTTTGAAGCCGATCCACTTGTCCGTAAGCCAAGCGACGCCCTTCTGCCACTCCATCTTGAGCGTGAGCCACAGAATCCGGGCGGCCAGGCCGATGTCGCCGGCTGCCAAGGCGTCGGAAATGCCTTTCCAGGCCGCAAGCGCCGTATCCCGCAGGGCGGCGAATTGCTGGCCCAGCCACGACAGGGCCTTCTGTCCCGCGCCGGAGACATAGAGCAGATAGCCGCCCAGCGACGCCAAGGCAGCGATCACCAGCCCGACGGGCGAGAGGATCGCGCCCAGCACCGTGCCGATCACGCCCAACACCGTGCCCACGCCGGCGACGATGCTGGCCAGTGTGCCGAAGGCGAACCCCAGGGCGGAGAGAATGCCGCCGAAGGCGATCAAAGCCGCCCCGCCGGCCACCACCGCCGCAGCCACCTTGAACACGGTAACGACGACATCCTTGTTCTGCTTGATCCAGTCGGAAACACTCTTGATCACCCCCATCACGCGCTCGACCAGATCGCTGAGAATTGGCGCCAGGGCCGAGCCAATGACGAAGACCCCCATCTTGACCGTCTTCCAGAGGTCGGACACCAGATCGCCGAACACCACTGCGGCCTCGGCGTCCTCGGTGGACATGACCAGGCCCAGCTCTCGCGCCCGGCGCGAGAGCGCCTCCATACCTGCGGCGCCATCGGCGATCATCGGCAACAGTTGTATGCCCGAGCGGCCGAACAGTTCCATCGCCGCCGTAGCGCGCAGCGTGGGATCGGCGATCCTCGACAGCCGGTCAGCGATGAGCATGAATTGCTGATCCGGCGAAAGCCCCGCCAGTTGCTGGACCGATAGGCCGAGCTTGGCCAGGGCCTCCTGGGCCGACTCGGAACCGCCCGCCGCCTCAGCAATCGCCTTCTGCATCCGGCGAACGCCGGCTTCGAGTGTCGCCAGGTCGGCGCCCGACTGTTCGGCCGCGTAGGCTAGCTCCGAGAGCCGCTCCACACCGATGCCGGTCCGCTGGCTGGCCTTCGCGATGGTGTCCCCCATCGTGGCGAATACGCCGGAGGCCCCGAGCAAGCCGCCTACAGTCGCCATGCCGGTGGAAAGCATCTTCTGGCCTGCTGCCGTAACGCTCTGGCCCCAAACCTTCAGCCGCTTGGAGGCGGCCTTCAAGCCACGAACCAGCCGGCTGTCGTCGGCAAACAGCTCGACGAAGGCTTGTCCAGCGCGGATACCAGATGGGCTTGCCATAGGTCAGGCTTGGGGCTTGGTACTTGAGGCTTGGGCGGGCTTGAGGACTCCCAGTTCGCTCAACTCCTTGAGCGTCGTGGCGACGGTTGGCTTTTTGACCAACGGGTGAAAATCCGGCGGCCCCAAAGCCCGTTGCCCTCTGCCGCGAAAGGCGTTGTACACCATCGCAAGCACTTGCGCCGTGTGGTTCCACTGGTCTCGCTGCCGGCCCTCGGCCATCCAGCACAGTTCCCGCAAGGTCAGCGGTCCGGGGTCGACACCGACGATTCCGGCAAGCTCGTAAACGAGCCGCCAATGGCGCTCAGGGCCGCCTCGATCTCCTGCGGCAGGTCCGTGCGATCCAGCTTCGCTTTCACGAGTGCCGCTGCCCGCTGGTTCAATTGGCCGTACTTCTCGATCGCCAGCCGCAGCGTCTGGCGCTGGCTCGGTTCGGGGAAAAAATCCACAAGCTCCTCGACCAGCGCCGCTTTAGCCCGAGCGATACTCTCACCAGCCATCGCCCGGGCGAAATCCACGTCGGTGATCTTCTCGGCATCCGCCTGCGGCTTGCAGACGCAGTAGACCACGTCGCACAGCAGGATCGGATCGAGCAATAGCCGCGGCAAAGTGCGCTCAATGTCGAGCAGGTCCTCTTTCAAGAGGTCGCGGACCCGCTTGACCGTGTCCACGGTCACGGCGATCGACCACGTTCGTCCGGCGCTGTCCTGGAACGTCCTCATACTCCCGTAGTCGCCTCCAGTGTCGGCTTGAGGGTGAAGTCCAGCGTGGCCATGTCCTCCAGCGGCTGGCCCTGCGAGAGGCTCGTCACGGCCCACTTGTCTGTGTAGCTCAGGCTCGGGTCGGAGATTGTGACATCGAGCGGCGTTCCGTTCGTGTAAGCGGAAACCAGCGCCTGCACGGCCGCATCGTCGGGCGAGTAGAGGGCCGTGCCCGAGATGGTCAGCTCCTTGAGTGCCACCACGCTCCGCTTGATGCCCTGGCTATCCCGGGTGGTGACGTCGGCCTCGCTCCCGCCCAGTTCGACGGTGACTTCTTTGGCCAACTTCAGTTGGTTGGTCCCAATCGTCAGCGTGCATTCGCGGCCGAGTTTCCAATTGGTCGCCATGTGGTCCTCCTATGGCTTGGCACCTGGGGCTTGAGGGATGGGCACCGTTTCCTCAGGCCCCAAGCCCCACGCCCCAAGTCTTTACCTCACTGAGCCCGCCCACAGCTTCGGCAAGCGGTCCTTGGTCTTCTCCAGCGCCGGGCCCATGAAGGGGCGCCGCGGGTAGCGCTCGCGCCGGTAGTGCCCCCCGTGCTCGTGGGCCTTGCCCCCCGTGCCCAGCGACTGCACATCGGGGCCGATCACCACCGCCTGCCTGGACTTCTCCACGGCGTACTTGATCGCCCGGGGCAGGCGCCGGGTGTGCGTGTGCGGGGGCTGGCCCGCTGGGGCCGGCCCCTTGCGCTTGCGGATGCTCCGAACCGCGGCCAAGCGAATCGCTCCGCCGGCATGGCCAAGGCTCTCGATGTTGGCCCGCTTGGCCTTGCGCGCGACCTTGTGCATCTGGCTGCGGGTTTTCGCCTTCATTCCCACCATCGCTCAGCCCACCATGCGGAACGAGAGCGTGATGATGCTCGTGAAGCACCGGAGCTCGTCGAGATGCTCGACGGCGTAGACCGGATCGTTTTCCACCTTGACGCACACGGCGGACGGCATCGCCGCCGGCCGCCGCAACCGGAAGTGCCGAGCAATCTCATCGACCAGGCCCAAGAGCGGGTCGATCTGGTCGGCCGACTCAGAATCGAGCTTCTGCTGGACGGCCACGTCCAGCCGATATTCCCGGCTATCGTCCGCGCGGCTGGCGGCCTCGATCACCAGGCTCCGAGGCACGACGCTCACCTGGAGTGTCCGCAAGTCCGCGGGCTCGAACCGGGGCCGATAGAGCCGCCGGGCGACGAACGGGAGGCTCCATGCTTCGGCGTTCAGTTCCGAGACGACCGCATCGGCCAGCGCCACGATCGTGGACACGCGGATCACCTCCTCGCACGCGCGCCGGCAGTCGATGGTCGAGCCCGCCGGCGCTTGGCGGGCTGCCGTTGGTTGGTGCCGGCCGTCTTCGCTTGCGGAGGCGGTCCGGGCACGAGGCTAGCCAACAGGCCCAGGAGGTAAACGAGCCAGCCTTTCATCACCAGGACGATCAGGACGAACACCACGCCCGCGGCCAGAAGCCACGAGAGGATCACGCGCAAAGGGCGCGCCAACACATCGATCAGCCGTGAGAGCAGGCCGTCT